CCTGCTGGTTGTCTTCCTTGATTACTGCCAAAGCATCACCGAAAGGAAGATATCCCATAACAGCAGTCTCTTCGGATCCGATGAGCGCATAGCTCGTGTCGGGCACGTATGTCGGATCTCGAAAGCCAGAGCACCAGTCATAGTTCGGATAGTCCGGATTGCCCGAAAAGAAGACTCTGTCGGTCGTGCCTCTGCCGTACTGGGTACACACAGTGCACTTTCTTATCCTGTCGGCATACCCGCTCACGGTGCGAGCAAAGGTAATCATCACATTATCAGCTCCGGCTATGCCTCCTGCACTCTCAGGCTTCGCAGGAGCGGTCGAAAAGGTAACGGTGCCTGTTTCCCTGTTCACGGTAAAGTCCGTGCCCTCGGTCATTTCCTTGTCGTTTACGATGACTCTAAGGGCGTCAGCATCGATGGGCGCACCGTCGAGCTGATACGCTTTGCTCGTACCATCTGCAAGAAACTCATTTGTTCTCCATTTCGAGAGCAGGTTCACAGCCTCAAAGGTCGTGCCGCCTCCGGCAGGATCTCTCGAGATAACGGTGGTAGGCACGTATGCTGCATCAGCTGCGTCCTTTACGTTCTCACCGTCATACACGATGAACTCGCCGCCGGTGAGTATATAGAGTCTCCCGCCCTGCACAAAGCCGACAGATCTCGCATCGGTGACATCGATCTCAAATGTCACGGCATCAAAGCCTTCCCCTGCCGCTGTCATTTTGCTCACCTTCGTCCCGTGATGGATAACGAAATGAACGCTTCCGGCGAGGTTTATCGCAAAGACACCGTTTACCCTGCCATCAAAGCTTTTAACGGTCTCCCATCCGGGGCGCTTCTCGGGAAAACCGCCGTCATCCGCAATAAGATTGAGCGGCCACGGAGATCTCGATGCGTCAATGGCAGCCGAGTCGGTTGAAAAATCCGCACCCTTGAATTTTTGATAGATCGTTGTCCTGTCCGCCGCCGTCGATGGCGTAGAGTAATTAGTTGCCATACACATCCTCCACGTCAACAAATTGAGTCAAAACAAGGGCCGAGCGCTCGCTCTCATACTTGTTTTTGTACTGTGTAGCAATGCCGGGCTCATCCTCCATGTAGAGGACACCGGCAATGCCATACGGCAAAAAACTAAGTATCTCCGGCTGATAGTCGATAACAACATCCAGCGAAGAGATCTCCGGAGCTCTGTTAAGCTTTTCGAGCCCTCTTATATCACGCATGCCGTTCTCCTTTACCAGCAGCTCATCGAGGCACAGCCCCAGAACAGCGATAAACTGCTCTCGCATATCGCTTTTATCGCTTGATTCAGAAAAACAGAGTGCAATGACTCTGTTGAAAATGGCATCTGCCGTCATAGTTTTTCACCTCCTCTTATTGCAAAAACAGGGGCGAAACAATTCCGCCCCTGTTTAAGGTCAAGGCTTATCAGCCGTTCTTCTTCTCGGCTACATCGGAGGTAAAGGTGCCGTATGCTACAGCCTTTACGACAGCGCCTGCCTCTACTGCTACAGCGCCGGTGTAGGGCTTAGCGGTGAGGGAGAATCTCGGGTCAGAACCGTCTACGGTGTAGTAGATAGCGGTTGCGCCGGAGGAAGTGATGGTAGCGGAGTTGGAAGAGATAGCGATGGTCGGGGTGGCCTGCTTGCCTGCGGTTACGTAGGCATATACGCCGCCGACCTTCTGAGCGAGAACGAAAGCGTCATAGAGCCAGTCGCCCTCGATGAGGTGGCCGTGGATGCCGGGAGGATCCTGGTGGATCTTGGTGTGAGAGATCTTCTGAGGAGCCATAACGGCGTTCTTGTGCCATGCGATAAACGGGCAGTTTGCAGGCAGGAAGCTGTCAGGTACCTTAACAACGTTAAGGCCGAAGATGCTGCCGACTTCACCCTTAAGCAGTGCCTTGGCACCGATCTGGTCAGGCTTGATGAATTCAGAAGATCCACGTACAAAGCCGTAAGCAGTACCGCCGACAGCGATAAATCTGTTCTCGTCGGGAACGAGAGCGTTATCCATAGCGGAAGCAGCTGCGTTGATGGCATCAAGAGCGTTGGTCTTGGTAAGAGCGCTGCCGGAAACGACATTGCCCGCATACTTTGCCCACTCAGCAAATGCATGCTTGTCGATAGCGGGGTTTACTCTCTCCTCGATCTGCATTCTGAGGATGCGTCCTGCAGCCTTTACGTTCATCTGGCTCTCGTCGTTGGAAGCGTCTACAGTCAGCGCAAAAGCCTTGTGCTGGGTAAGCAGCTTCTCCTGTACGGTATCCTGTACCTCGGTGGGGGTGCCGAAACGGTTTGCGCCGTTGGCGGTGTAGTCAACGAGATCTACGGTCTGAGGGGTGTAGATCTTGATGCCTCTTACGCCGGTGAAGTCATAGCCCTTATAGCTTCTGCCGGCGGTAAAAGAGCCCTTGGTATAAGCTCTGTCGATCTGCTTAGCATACTTGGTAGCGAGATTGATTGCCATTTACATTCATTCCTTTCTTTTATCCGAAAAGTCCGTCCAAAAACGGATCTCGGGAGGCGCCCGCAGCCGCACTCTTTACGCTGCCGGGCGATTTCTTTTTATTGACTTCGTTCTTCTCGAGAGCAGCTACCTTCGCCTTCAGCTCGCTTATTTCACGGTCCTTGTCCGCAATCTGAGTGCTTAAGGTTCGGTTCTGATACTCGATATAAGCGTTTCTCGGCGTCATGCCGCCGGCGATCTGCTCCCATACTTCCTTCGGCAGGTCGTTCTGCGGGTCCTTGATGTCGGGATAAGCCTTCATAAAGTCCTTCCAGTCCGCCTTTGCCTGTTCTCTGAAGTACGAGGTATTCGCCCTCTCGCCCTTGTCGGGCACTGTGCCTCCGTGCGAAATAATGTTCTGACTCATCTGCTCGAGGATCTTCTGCGGTGTCGAGCCGCATACTCTCGCATACTCTGTCAGCACCTCAAACGCCGCTCTCTCGCCTCTGGGCGCCGCAAGCTCCGCCTCGAGCTGGCGTACCTTTCCGGCGATGTGGTCATAGTTGAGGCCTTTCTGGGCATAGGTGACTGCTTCCTCGGGCGTGAGCGTGCGCTCCTCGCCGTTAAAAGTAACCTTCAGTCCCTGCACGGGTGTTTCTTCTCCCTGGGGGGCAATCTGCTTGTCGGTCTCGGCTTCCTCCTGCGGGTTGGTGTCCCCCGCTTCAGAGGCTTCGTCCTCCTCGCTGTCGGCGGCATCCTCTGAGAGCAGGTTGGTGTCCCCTGCCTCTTCCTCTGCCTCGGTGTCCTCGTCGAGCGCTTCCAGGAAAGAGCCCTCGTCGAAAGCTTCCGTATCGGTTGTCATGCTTTCAGCATTGGTGTCCTGCATTTCGAGCATGTATTACCTTCCTTTCTCATGCCTTTTCGGCTTCTGTATTGGTGCCCTCTGCAGCCGGCAGCTTTTCACGCTCGCCGCATACGGGGCACTCCCAAATGATTTTCTCGGGTTCGCCGTCACCGGACAGCTCCACCCGGTCTATCCTTCTTTCAACCATGCACTTCTGACAGAGCATTTCACATTCCTCCCTTTGCAGGTACCGGTACCGCCGGAGTCTGCAGGTTTTTCAGCTGCGCTATGAGGCGGTTTTTGTTCTTGAGCTTGTTTTCGGGTATCTGCTCAAGGTAGATGATGGGGTCACGGATAATGCCGGCAGAGAAGAGATTATCGATCGTCTGCACCTGCTGATCAGCATCCCAGAAGCTTGTCTGCCCGATGTCGATTTTGAGTCTCAGTATCATGTCACGTACATGCGCAAAGTCATATACTGCCATGCTCTGCTTGCCCAGGGCATCTGTTACAACGACTTCTCGCACACCGTAGTCGGTCGAGATGATATCAAGAGCGTTTCTGATAACGTCCTCGACAAATACGTAATACGCTCTTCTCACCGACTCCAGCGGTACCGCAGTTGCTTCCTGCGTTACGATGATAGCCGAGGTATTATCGGGGTTTACGTTGCCGAGAGCTGCGTCCGAGGCGCCCATGAGGTCTCTCGTGTTCGTCATAAGGCTCGATGCAAAGGGTATCAGCGACTCGGGGATATCTGCAGACGTCGATACGCTCGTTGCGGCTTCTCTCGGATCTCCGTTCACACCCACAGCGCCGATTTTGTTCGACCAGCCGTTGGGGAACTTTGCTCTGTCGAAGAGGATCTTCCTGAATGCGTTTTCTCTCTGCTGTTTAATGCCCATTGCGTACATCTTGTTGATGGCTATCTGGTTGGGGATAAGGCCTGTTACGGCTGCTCTGCCGTGGCAGCTCCCTCTTACAGCTTTCCAGCGCATCCAGGCTATCGGATAACGCTTGTAGCCGGTGTCTGTCGTTTCCTTGATGGTCTCGGTATGAGTCACCTTGCAGTAGCGCACGGTGCCCTCTTCCCGCCAGTACTTCGTGTATACGGTGACCATGTCATCATCGCCCACGAATTCACGCATATCATCGTTTGAGGAGTCAGGCTTTATCTGTTCGGCGGTGTCTTCGTCCATGCCGTTATCGATAGCCGCCTGTCTCACTTCATCGACAGGTCTGCGAGCCATGAGGATGATATACGCCTGGCTCTGCACATCTGCTGACTGGGGATTTGCAAACACCACAGCTGTGTTTTCAACAATCTCGCACTTGACAAGACCCTCTGCCGTCTGTCCGGTAGGCGCTGCGGCGTCAAACCACAGGTGGGCGCAGCAGTCACCGCAGACAGCTGCATCCCTGAGAAAGTCCTTACTCAGCCCACTGAGGTCGTTATCCTCGATAAACTGGTCTATCTGAGCGGCGATGATACTCATTGTCTGCTTTGTCGTATCGTCTTCAACAGCGTTGAAAACGGATACGCTTGCGGAGATAGCCTTGCTTGCGAGCATAGCCACCTGATAGTCAACGACTCGCCCGATAAAATTCAAAACAGGCTTTTCGAGCCCGGGCGCATTCACGCCGTTCCACTGATCACCGAGGTACATGCCCTCGTTTTCCCGAACCGTGTCAAAGAGCCCTATCTCCTGCTTCTGATTCACTCCACGCTGGTACTGCTCGTACACACCCGTAGGATCAGAAATCCTCGCCTTCGACATCGTCCTTCACTCCCTTTCTCGGCCATCCCCGATAATTCATAAGCGCCTCAAACTCTTTTTCAGCCTCAGGCGTTTCAAAGCCGCCGCCAAATGCTTCCGGCTCATCTTTCACGCCCGGCAGCTGCCCTCTGAGCGCTATGCATGCGCCCATGAGCGCTCCCGCCACTATACCGGCTGTAAATATCAAAAATTCCATCCATCGTCCTCCAGTCCGTATGCCCAAAGTTCCTCGTCGCCTGTGTACTTCGGCGTGAAAGGATCTTCCTTCTCAACTACAGCTGCGCCCGGTCTGCCGGCGATAAGATAGCGCAAAGCATCTGTGATATGCGTTATCTCGTGCGGTTCTTTGGCGCAGTCGTTCGGATCGTGCTGATCATGCTGCAAAAGCGGCAGGCAGCGTATCAGATTCTCGCAGTTTGAGAAGATCTGCAGCCTCGGTCTATCGCCTGCCAGCCACTCCTTCACCTCAAGCCAGCCGGCTATGCGGTTGGCATTAACCTTTGAGAGGAATACGCCCTCTTCCGCATATCTTTCTGCCTGGCTCTTTCCGGTGTCGGCCGAGCGTCCCCAAAGGTCAGGCGGCGCAAAATAAGCTGTTATCTCATCGCTGTCATGGCTTCTTATCTTTGCCGCAGCGTCCGATATTTTCATCTCCGGCGAGTGAGCCTCACGGTATACATAACAGCGGCCCTCTTCGTCAAAAGCCGCCCACAGCCCCGCAAACATGTCAAGGCCGTAGTCCAGAGCGAAGTATCTCTTCCAGTGCTGCGGGATAACAAACGGTTCGCACACGTGCTTATCTCGCCGAAACTCTCTGAAGAACTGCCCGGCAAATACATCCCAGTCACCCTCAAGCCATGCCCTTCTGAGATCTTCCGGAAGGCTCTCAAGCATCTTCACGTATCCGGGGTCCTTCTCCATGAGAGCCTTGTTGTCGTATACGCTCGCTCGGATAAACTTAAAGTCGCTCGGATCCTCGTCCTTCCTGTACTGCCGGTCGACGAAAAGGCGCTTCACCCAGGCATGGCCTACGCCGCCGGGGTTGCAGGTGAGGTACATCCTCTTCGGAAAATCGTTGGCGCCTCTGATACAGGCTTTGAGCGTGTCAAACTGAAACTCAGTAAGCTGCGTCGCCTCATCGATGAAAGCAATGTCATACTCCTGTCCCTGGTATCTCAGTACGTCCTGCTCGTTATCGCAGTAGCCGAATACTATACGGCTGCCGTTCGGGAAGTTAAACGACTTTTCCACTTCCTTGTAGGCAGCTGCCTGCCCCAAAAGCTTTTTAAGCGGCAGTATGTGGTTTTCTCTCAGCTCCGGATACGTGCGGCGCAGGAAAAGGATCTTTATCCCGGCATAGGCAAAGGCGAGCAGCACAGCCTTGATTCTTACAGCCTCGCTCTTTCCTCCGCCTCTGGCGCCGCCGTAGGCAATAAACCTCTCCTCAGCGCTCAAAAACTCTTTCTGCGGCTCGTTAGGCGAGACAAGGTTTACCCTTGCCGCCTTACTTCGCATACCGCTCATCAAAGCCACCCATCCTTATCTCGATGCCTCCGAGATTTACATCCGCTGTCTGCTTCTTAAGCCCCTGAATGTCAGCCAGCACGTTGAGAGCCTTGACCGCACCCGATGCGTTAAAGGTCTTTTCGCCCGTGTCTATCCACTGCCTGGCTTCACCGTCCCATATGCGCACAGGGGTCTCTGTCATACAGCGGTCAACGACTTCCTTGAGCTGTTCTGCGATAAACATAGGCGTAGCGCCCACTTCATTTGCAGCTGAGGTCATGAGCTCATCGATGCGGTTTTGTACCCACTCGTCTTTCATGAGCTTTACAGCAGCCACAGCCGCCGATCGGCGGTTTACCTGTCCGTCCTTACCCACACCGTAGCCGGCAGCAACGGCCGCTTCCGTCTGGTTGTAGGTACGTGCATACGCCCGGCAGAACACTTCGAGTCTTTCTTCTCTTTTCAATGCTCCACCCTCTTTCCTCAAAAAGAAAAGCGCCCCGGAAAATCTCCCGGAGCGCATCTTTTGATGCTACTATTTTACACTTAAAAAACTGCTGCGATTTATCAAAAATCATTTTCATATACGCCGAACAGGGGCGGCTTTTCGCCGTCCCTCTCTTCACGTGCGCACGCACGAGCTTAAGGTGTCGCACGCATGTAACACCCTCATGTGTTAACCTTTGTTAGCCGGCAGATACCCCATGTTTGCCGCCACCAGCTTCAAAAATAGCTTGTTATAGCGATATGCCGTAGCCTCGGCCAAAAACATCACGTTGGCAGACCCCTGCAGGGTATGGCTGCCCTGTATGTAGGTGAGCCGGGCAAGCTTTGCCGCATCAGCTGCTATCTGCCGCACTTTGATGCTCTCCCGCTCGTTTTTGGCTATCTTCTCGAGCTCACGCATGGCATGATCCACCGCCTCTATCTCCCTCTGCAGGAGCAAAAGACGGTTATCATCACTCATAGCGATAACAGCAGCCTCCACAGGCTTCGCAACCCCTCGGGATCGTATCTCACATGCCTTTCGGTTCTTCCTTGCGTATCGTTTGATGATCCCTGCTTCCTTCTTGTTCTGCGGGTATCTTAAAGCGCACATTCTCGCCTGGTCTATCCACCTCATTTCTTACCTTTCCACCACCTCTCATGGGTCTTGGGTCTCATAACAGCCTCGTTTCCTGCTTCCTCAAGCGTTTTTCCGTCTCTGCGCTCATCGTAGACCTCAAAATAAAGCTGCCAGGGCGTGCCGGTGTCCTCATCTACGCCGTTCTCCACGGTGTTTCCGTCCTTGTTCTTCCAGAGATACGCTCCCTGCCTTGCCTTCGGCTCTGATGTCCATCTTGCCGCCTCCACCCTCTCATACTGCGGTTCGGGCGTTATAAGCCCCTGAGAGCAGGTAAAGCGCTTTCCTCTCAATCCCTCTTCCTGGTATCTCTCCATAGTCGAGCGACTCTCCTTGATGAGATACGCTGCCAGCTCCTTGTGATTTCCTCTCCTGTCCAGAGGTCGTAAGGATATGCCGGCGCCGAGAGACATGGTAACCTCTTCCCACGCCTGTTCTACCATCCAGAGCGGTATGCGGTTCATAACCACATGATGGTGGATGTTTGTCATTCTCTTGGTCTCGGTGGCTGCTATGTACCTGTAGGGCACGTTAAACTTTCTGCAGATCTCTCTGAGCCTTCTCAAAAACCTCGAGAGATCCTTCCTGCACTCAAAGAAGCCCCTCGTCTTGTCCGCATAATGCAGTACCACGTGATAGTCGTGTGCCCTGAAGTTTGCATTGAGCTTCCATCTCAATACTTCCTCTGCCCTTCGCTCGTTGGCTCTGGCCTGCTTCTCTCCGGTCTTGCCCTTGAGCGGTCCTCTCTCCCCGCTTCTTCCTCCCGATCGGGCAGATTTCATCTTCTTTACTTCCACCACACACCCACATACGACTGTCCTTTTGACATATCCCATACCCTCGACCTCCTACTCCGGCGTTTTATTAATTGCTCTTACCGTTTTCTAAGGGGTCTTCCACCCCCTCATGTTTTCGATCGGTATTCCGAAACAATGCCAAGCTCTCTTGGCACCCTTTCCGCTCACCGATAAAAAAGCCGGAGATACCCTTTCGGGTAAACTCCGGCCATATAAATTTGCTGCCTCAGATGGGCGGCAAAGGCAGCTCCTGCCAGTGGGTAACGTTTACAAACTCCGCATACGGCTGCGCAGCCAACCACTTGTTACCGCTGCGCTTTGCCACTGCGGTTGCGCCTACACCTGTTGAGCCAACAGGCGTTATATATACAAGGTAACGCCCGTCTCTCTTGGGCGGATCATCTTTCATCCTGTGCCAACTACTCACGCTTGTTCTCCTTTTTCGTATTTTTCAAGCAGCTCCCCCGCATAAGGGCATTCCATATATCCGGGGTTCTTTGCACAATATTGATGCAAATGCGAAAGGCGCTCCTGACTCGTTTCGAACTTCAAGCGCCTGCCACCCTCGCAGCCTATAGTCTTGGGCGGCATACTATCCGTCCAGAAAGGACACTTCGGCACCCACTTAGGCTGCTCATAATCCATCATGGGGTCAACTAAGCTCTTTGGTGGCTTTTTATTTTTTCTCGCAGTTTCTCTCTGCTTTGCCCTTACAGCATCCTTTTTACAGTTCGGGCAGTACAAAGCCTTTTTCGAGAGCGCTGTAAATTCTCCGCCGCATACAGCGCAGTTGACCGTTACCGGCTTCGCCGTTCTCGTCCGCTTGCCTGTGCCGGTGCCCTTTTTTTGCCTTGCGAACTTGATGTAGTTTTTATTCCTGCACCCCATGCAGTACTTTGACTGCGACCAGCGTGTGTAAAACTCCGCCCCGCAGTTCGCACAGTTTCTTACCAACCATCCTCACCGCCCCGTGGATCCAAATCCGTTGGCGCCTCGATCCGTCTCAGGCAGCTCGTCCACCACTTCCAGATCCGGCGTGAAGATAGGCAGTATCACGAGCTGGGCAAGCTTGTCACCTCTGGTAAAGCAGTATGCCGAGTTGCCGTGATTATAGAGCTTCACCTTGATGCTGCCCGTGTAGCCGGCATCGATCACGCCTGTGGTCGTGATATTTCGGTTCACATTAAGCCCTGATTTGGATTTGATGAATCCCACCATGCCCGGCGTGATAGCCATGTGCACTCCCGTATCTATTGTCAGATACTTCCCTGCAGGCACCAAACCGCCGTCGGGCGCTCTCAGGTCATACCCTGCATCAAGCTCATGCGCTCTCTCAGGCAGAAAAGCGCCTTTATCCAAAACAACTTTCATTCTGTTCCTCCGTTATAAAATCCATAACTTTCTGCATAGCCGCATTGTTTTCCTTTACCTGCTTATCAAAGTCAACAACATCCTCAAGCGCAAGGCGTTCTGTACGTTCTTCGCTCTCACCGCACATTTTCGCTTCACACACAGGACAGCGCTTCCAATGCGGCGAGCCTACCGTGCTACACTCGGAGCAATCTACCCATTCACCCCTGTCTATCCACCGCCCATGTCGCACAGGCTCGGCTTCTATGGCGAATCGTCTAAGGCGAAATTCTTCTATAAATTCTTTCGCTAAACTATCGAGTGGAATCATCAACCGCATTGTCATTTTCCTCTACTACAACAAAAGCGACATAAGTTCCTGCCGACCAAATCACGGATATAGAAATCGGGTTGTAATTATATCTTCTGCAAAAGCTATTGATTTGAGATTCCAAATCATCGTGACCATCGTCGCTCATAAACGCTTCAATATGATTTTTAGTCATTGTCAGCCCTCCTGTTCCATGCATATTCAGCCGTTTCCCTCGACAGCCACTTTTTCGCTATTCTTCCAGCGCAAGACGGGTCTGAACATCTCGGAGTGTAATCAAATCCGCTTGGAAAATGTCTTTCAACTCTCATTTGTGCCTCTTTTCCACAAAACGGACACGGTTTCAGTTCCATCATTCAGCCCTCCATCGGCATATCAAGCGGCAAACAAGCGCATTTGCAATATCCGATATATTCATCTATCGGAACAAGCACTGTGTCATACTTTTTATACTTCTTACAAAAGTCAACACACATATGCACAGGCTCGTCTATCTTCATCCATTCGCTATTGGCGTATCCGCTGTTCGCCCAATCTTCAAGCGAATACACTTCCGCATGATTCGGGTATTGCGTATATCCTCCGAAAGAACGCTTCTCGTTGTCTTTAGTGCGATGCCCCCAAAGCACACAAGGCTTTCCAAACTTCCATTTGTATTCCGTGTGCTTTACGCTTATAGCCACAAGATTTCTTTCGTTCATCATTCAGCCCTCCGTTCTCCGTAACTGCAAAAATCGTCAGGCTTGACACAAGGGAATGTTCGCCATCTAATGCACCAGTCCGCACCGCTGTGAAAGACGCAAAACTTACAATCCTTACACCTAACCACTTCCACAACATCGGCGGCAGGAGCGTTATCAAGTAAACTCAAACACCCTTTAATGCCCATTTCAAGACCAGTGCTTATGCCACTCCCAACAACATGGACATGGGGAGCGCAGTAATATCTTTCTAATGTTTCTTTCAACGCTTCTCGCTCTATGTATTCAGCCATTGCATTATTCCCTCTCTCCTGCCGAGCAGAAGCTCAGGCTCTTATACTTTGGCACGTACAGCTCCAGCACCGGATCATACACACGTACAACCGCCTGCCTGTCGCAGTCATCTCTGTGCTTACATTCAAAGCACCTTACAATGTCAAAAGAAAGAGCTTTCGCCAGTGCAAACTTCACCGCCGTTGCGGCTTCTTTGGTCATGTTCTTCTCAGCATAAGCTATTGCGCCGTCAACATCAGCAACTCTCATCATTAACCATCCTCTCAGATCTGAGCCACAAAAGGGCACACTGCCTGCAGCGAGCGAGATCCACGCCACCGTTATCGAGAGCATCGATGCACTCCTTGAGTTCACGGCAGTAATTGAGCGAGATATCGTCCTGGATAAAATTCGCCAGCTCCTCATCGCTCATGCTTCTTATGTAATCGCCGTTTGTCATTTTCTCACCCCTATCTCATATCCCAACAGCAGCGCCAGTATCACCGCCAGCAGTATGTATCCGAGCATGCCGGCTCCCAAGTCGAGGTTTACCGTTATCTGCCGGGTAAAATCTGTTCTCTCGATAAGGGTAATAAGCGCTTGTATCGAGTAATAGAGTTCAGTCTCCATCTTTCCACCTCATCCAAAGCCAGAGTACCGGCAGATAAACCACTAGAAACGGCACTATAACGCATATCAAATAAGCTTTCGATATTTCGCAGCACCCTCTCCAAGTTTAATTACCTCCATAAGGTCTCTTATCCTCGTTTCCGCTATGTCGCAGAATTCATCTCCCTTGACGCCGACAAAGAGAGCGGTACCCGCAATAAAGTCACCGCCTATACAAAAGTTCACAGGCTTTCCCTTGAGCTTTCCCTCTTCATCGCAAACAAGGCATACGTGCGGCGCAAGAGTCAGGGTCTCTATGTATCCGCCTACAGCTTCCTGCAGGGCCTCAAGTGTGTTTTCGATTTCAACTGCCTCGGCTTTCCTGCCGGGCTCTTTTCTTATCACTCTCATGTGTGTACCCTCACAGACCCATATTGAGCAAGCTTATCAGCTTACAGTCGTTGCATTTGTCCTCCAGCGCATCAGGATCCTTGATCTCCCTTGGGAACCTGCAGTACTCATCGCAGAAGATCTCCGCCATTTTATTTACCTTCGCTTCCCAGCACGCCGCATGCCATACCTTTCCGGTCTTTACGCTCTGATGGCAAAACTTACAGTTAGCCATATGTCATACCTCCTCAAGCTGCAGCCTCAAGGAGAATGTTCTCCCGTTCTGCGCTGTGAATTTCACCTCGGCAGCACCCTTGCCGGCTCTGCATTCCAGTATGTCCGCCTTTGGCGAAAACTCCTGTATCCACTCCAAAGCAGACGCCTGCCAGTCGATAAAGCCCTGCAGGGGCAGCTCCGGCTTTCCCTGCTTCTTTGCCGGCGGTATCTCTTTCGGCTCCGATTTTTTTCTGGAGCCGGCCGAGTTTAAAAAGCGTATGCCAAACTTCTGTGAGTAGTTCTGTACCGTTCCGTTTGACATTCCGAGGGCCTCTGCAGCCTCCTGAGTGGTCATGCCCTTGTCGGCGAGCTTCACAAGCTCCTGTACGGTCTGCTCCTTGGTCCTCTTTTTGCCCGGTTTCTTGTATTCAGGCGTGCCGGTGATAAGCCCTCTCTGGCTCAAAAACTCCGCCATCATCCTCTTATCAGCTGCACAGCAGTCAGCAAGGATGCCGACTGCTTTCTTCTTATCCTTCGCCTCTTTATAAAAGGCCTCTATCTCACCGACATTGAGACCATCGTGTGAGAACGGATGTGCTGTCAGCTCCATATTGGCATAATCAGTCATCCGAGCCATCTCCCTTCACACGCAAGGGGATTTCCATAGTCACGGCCTCAACTCCGAGCATGTTTTTCATCGTCTCAAACGCTGCCGTTTCTTCCTTATCAAGGCTTTTCATTACCATATCCAACATATTCGACAATGCCACCGCCGCAAGCATAAGGTCAGGGCGAGGCATGATGATCGCACTCGAGATTCTATCGGCATAATGCTGTGCACCCTCCATGAGGCGCTCCATAGAGTCTTCAAATCTTCCGGTCTTTGCCAGGGCGTTTACAGCTTCGTTGGTGTATACTCTCATTTCTAAAACCTGCCTTTTCATCATTCAAATGTATCTGAGCCCTATTTCATCGGCCCATTTTCTTAATTCTTTGCGTGTGTGCTTCGCCAAGCCGCCGTTATCAAAGCCGGCGACATCAGCATAGTGCCTGCATACCCTCTGCAGGCGGTCTTTTCCGTAGCCGAGCTTGGATAGCGCATAGAACAATAGCAGAACAAGCCTGCGCTGCTCCTCTCCGCCGGCGGCATATTCACCCGGTATCATCAGGCAATAGTCATCGCCCTTAGGTACCGGCAGCTCCATCTGATCAGCCCACCAGTCTATTTCATCGGCCCAGGTGGTATTCATACCCCTGCCATAGCGCCAGTCGGTCACTTCCTCTGTGGCGAGATCCGTCATTGCGAACAGATCTGTCAGCCTCTTTACGCCAAAGCCCTCGCTCTCATGCACACTTCTGGCAAACAGCAGCATAGCGGTTGCCACCGCCTGCCGCCTGCGCCCCTTTGCGCTGTTATCATACTCATACGGCAAATGTGCCTTCAATCATCCGCACCTCGCCTTCGCTTCGGCTCTCCATACCTCACACATGTCTCGGATCTTCTCCTTCGCCTCAGCAACCCTTCGCCTGTCGAGTTCTTCCCTGTAAAGGCATCTTGTCAGGCTTGTCGAGTGTTCATGCCACTCGCAGTCCATGCAGTGTGAGTAACAAACGTTCTTTTCCTCCCTCGGGCAATGCACGCTCGAGTGTACTTCGATGCCGCATATTGCGCATCTGAGGTTGTCATACATCATGGTACACTCTCCTCTCCGGTATAACGGTTGCGGCCTCTCTTCTCACACCAGCCGCCTACTCTCCTCAGCAGAACAGCTGTCGCAACGTCGCCCCAGATAACAACAGCATTGCAGGGGTTGTCCGTTTTCAGAAGGATTTTCCCCTCTCTGATAACGACAAACTTTTCTTCCGCCTCATCAAACAGCAGCTGCACGCCGCTTGTCTCACAGACCGTTTTCATGCCACGGTCTACCTCCTTCTTTTCCGTTTCAAAGTACAGTATGGGCAGTAATACTTCCTCGCCTTGGCGCTCTCGCCGTCCGAATAGATCTGCCAGCGCTCACCACAGCCGGCGCATCGGCGCCATACCGAGCCGCCTTTTCCCTTCGGGGCCTCGGCAGCTCTGCGGATCTCGATTGAAAATCTGTGTCCTCTCTCCCAATGGATGCTCATACCAAATCAGGATGCTTAAGCACCGCCGTAAGTATCGCTGCGCCGTCAAGAGTCAGAAACACCCTCTCAGGCATCGAGCATATGTCCCCCAGTATTGCCGGGATAAGTAATACCATTACTGCGGCGCACACCGCAAAGATCTGATTAAACTTCATTTCACACCGCCTTTAGATGTGCAGAAGCGCTTTGTGCCACTCCCCCCGGAGGAAAAAACATGTATATTTCCTCAAAAGGGATATTCAGTTCCCTGCAGATTAAGTAAACACTATCAAGTTGCCAAGGCTGCCTCGCTGCCAGACGAGCGCTCAGGGCTGAATTGCTGAGGTTAAGGGCTCTCGCCACATCTCCGTGGCTGAGACCGCATTCTGCGATGCGTCCTCGAAGTTTTAGGTATTTTTTCGCCATTATTAAGGTCTCCTTTCGTGTAATGATGTGCTGTTTGTGCCTTGAAATCGTATAAACCTTGTATTTTTCATCGTTTTACACAACAAAACGATATTGAAAGAAACGTGCCTTTTAATGTAGAATTTAAAAAGATGCTACACCAAGCGTTATTCCAGATTGAAGGGACGTGTTTTATTGACTCTGCCCGAGTTTATCTTCCTCATTAAGCTTTGGAGAAAACCTATTCCTCGAAACGAACTCTCCGAGGACGATTTAATAGTCTGTACGACTCTGAAAGAAGACTATGAATACGTCATCCTCCGACGTCCTCCTGCCAAATCAAAACTTAAGAAAAAAACCCATTACTACATAAGCGATAAAGGCAAGGCGGCTGTTTGGGTAACAATCCGAGAAAATGTCGGAGCTATATTAGGCATTGCCGGTGCCATAGGTGGTATTGTGGGTGCTTTTTTCGCCGCCGCCACATTCTTTTCACGGTAACCTTCTCCAAAACGGTTCTCCACTTAGCTCGTCTACTCTTTTAGAGAGCCTATTTATCTTCACATGGGCAATCACAAGAGATACGCTTATGCTAAACACAGCTAAAGATAGAATTAATTCCAACACATTGTTCCCTCCTCCCTAAGCATTCCTTAAACTTACCGGTAACTTGCTTGCTTTTCAGAAAACAACCGAAAGGAGAACTCCCATGAGAAAACGTCCCGTATTGCGCTTCATTCTTGGTACCGCTTTCATTCTGATTTTTATTTGGTCCTTGTCGGTCACTCTTCAAGAAAAATACGAATGCGAATACTGTTGGAAGAGCGTGAGCGATGAAATGCAAATCATTGTAGTTGATGACATCGTGGTATGTTCTTCGTGCCTCACAGGTGATTTCTACCGTTGTCTCGAATGTGGTCGTTATCGCAGCATAGGTGACGGATATAATACCGATCTCGGCCTGTGTGACAGTTGCAGTCCAATCCCTTGGCGCATTTGTTCGGAATGCGATAACTACTACCCGGATTATCAATGTGCCAACTACAACAACGAATACCACTGTATTGACTGCATGGCAGCTCATCTCTCTTAATTCAACTACAGGCCCGCCACGTGCGGGCTCTTTTATTTTTACAGCGAATTTATTTTTTGTGTGGTCTACTTCTTTTGTCACAGTAAAATTAATTTTGTTGTGCGAAATCGCACATTATATTACAAAAAAATATTCGCTCACCTCTTCCAAAGGAATATCGAGTATCTCGCAAGCTGTAACAATCTCACAACGAGTAAAATCTGTCTTTCCATTGAGCTTTTTGCTCAGCGTTGTTGATGAAATTTTCATTTTATTCGCAAATTCATCCTGCAAGTCGAACTTTTCTTTTATCCTTCCTCTCAGTTTCCTATAATTCAATTTCTTCCCTCCTTTGTGCTAAAACGCACTCAATCTATTTCTCTTATATCACTTTCAAAAATGAAAGTCAATATATTATTTTGCGTTTTAGCAATTTTATTTTAATTTTTATTGCTTTTTCGCAAAATCAGTGTTATAGTCTACTTAGTGAAGGGGAGATTTACTATGGAACGTTTCAAACGCATTTCTAGTGTTTCTGAAAGATTAAAAGAAGCTATGACCGCATCCGGAAAAAAGCAATTTGATTTGTCTAAAGAAACAGGGTTAAGTCATAGTTCAATCAGCCGATACATTTCAGGTGTTATGGAGCCGAAACAAAGAGCGATTGCTCTTCTATCCAAGAGTCTCAATGTTTCTGAAATGTGGCTATGGGGATATGAATGCCCAAAAGAAAGAACTTCTTTCATCGGCTCTTTTGCACAGGCTAAAAATGATGTTTGCCTCATCCCCGTCCTTGGCAGGGTTGCTGCCGGCGTTCCGATCGAGGCGGTTGAGGAGATTCTCGGATATGAAGAGATCTCCCGTGATATGGCTGCCAACGGCGAGCACTTTGCTCTGCGCATCAAAGGCGAGAGCATGGCGCCCAAGATGTCCGACGGCGATATAGTCGTAGTCCGCCGACAGCCCGATGTCGATAACGGTCAGACCGCCGTCGTGCTCGTCAACGGTGACGAAGCCACAGTCAAGCGCATCAAAAAGAGCGACGCCGGTATCATGCTCATGCCCACCAATCCCGCCTACGAGCCTATGTTCTACTCGAACGACGAGATCGAGCAGCTCCCCGTCACCATCATCGGCAGGGTCGTCGAGCTGAGAGCGAAGCTGTGAGAAACAGCAGCAAAGTGAACATTTTTTCTTTTTCTTTTTTATTTCATTGCTCAATTATCATTTTATATCCGCATGACAAACTTCAAAGTTAGATAACATAGCAAAAAAATTTGTTCTATTTCACTATTGATTTTTTGTTTGCCTGGGCATATTATATTAGTACAGCTTCATGCTGTACCTTAAAAGTAAGCCCTCGGCAGTAAACCTCCCACTATCCGGGAAGTGTTGATACCGGGGGTTTTTTCTTTTATCAACCATAAAAGGACGTGAATTAATCTTGAAAACTGCTATCCTCGTTGACGGAGGTTTCTATCTCCGTAGAGCTAAGCATCTCTTTGGAACTAAAACGCCATGTGAACGAGCTGACGAGCTCGTTACATACTGCAGGCGTCACCTCAGGGATGAAACGGGAAAAAAGTATTCTTCTTTATATAGAATATTCTACTACGACTGCCCTCCATCCGAAAAAGTTGTCTATCACCCCCTTACCGGAAAAAACATAGATCTTAGGAAGACTTCTCAGTATAGATGGACAAATGACTTTTTTGAAGAGCTTTGTTCTCAAAGAAAAGTCGCCTTGCGTCGAGGAGAGCTCCTTGAAGGAAGCGCTGGCTATGTTTTGCGTCCCGAGATATTAAAGAAAATATGCCGAAAGCAAATCACGGTTGACGATTTGAGAGAATCTGATTTTATTTTAGATATTAAGCAAAAGGGTGTAGATATGCGAATAGGCCTTGATATAGCCTCTTTAGCCAATAAGCGCCTTGTAGATCAAATTATTCTCATTGCTGGTGACAGCGATTTTGTTCCCGCCGCTAAGCACGCAAGGAGAGAAGGAATCGACTTTATACTCGATCCAATGTGGCACACAATTAAGCCAAGTCTAAACGAGCATATAGACGGTCTCCGTTCCCGTGTTTTTGCCCCTCCTGGCAATTTGCGTGATCCTTTGCACGTGAATAATAACGACAACCATCTTTCTTCTATCTAAAAAAATCCCGCCCTCTGCTGGCACAGAGAACGGGATATAAACGCAAGGCACAAACAGCACATCAATACGTCAGTAAACCCTGCGGCTATATTATACCACCTCCGCAGGGGCTTATCAAGCATACCCTAAGGAGGTTTTTTTCATGGGCAAAAGAACAAATACGGCCACATGGGTCGAATCAAGAAACCGCTGGCAGATAAACGTGCAGAAGGATGGCGTCAGAAAAACGTTCACCTCCTCAAAGCCCGGGCGCACCGGCCAGCGTGAAGCAAACGCCAAAGCCGATGCCTGGCTTGATGAAGGTGTGGATTCCAAAGGGTTGCGTGTTCAGCAGCTCCTTGATGACTACTCCGCCCATGTCAAGGCTACTACTTCATACGCTAACTGGCGAGGAATAGAAACCATTCTGCGCATCCGGCTCTCGCCGGCAATCGGTCACATGAAGATCTCCGCTCTGACCGAAGGGCATCTGCAGAAAATCCTCGATGATTCTTTGAATAACAATACCCAGTTTCCCGATCGTCCTCTTTCAAAGAAATCTATGCTCACTATCAGAGCAACTATCGTAGCTTTCATTAAATACTGCAGAGTGCAACGTAAGGCAACCGCTCTGTTTCCCGAGAGCCTTAAGATATCAAACGCTGCCAAACCTGTTGGCAAAAAGATCCTCAATCCTCAGGATCTGAGAGTGCTCTTTTCCGTAGATACGGCGATTTACTCTGGAAAGCGCCAGTTCGAGCCATATATCTACGCTTTCCGCTTTGCTGTCCTCACAGGCCTTCGCCCCGGCGAGCTCATCGGCCTCAAGTGGGAGGATATCGTCGGTGATATAGTCACCGTACAGCGATCAATAAATATTCACGGACAGGTAACAACTGGCAAGAATGAAAACGCTCGCCGTGGCTTTGTCCTCACAGATACAGCGGAAGAAGTTCTGCGAGCTCAGCGTCAGATTTCCGAAACAGAATACGTTTTCGATATCTTATCTGAAGACAACCTTCGCAAACATCTTGTTAGATACTGTGAAAGCAACGGTATTCCTCCCGTGTCCCCTTACGAACTGCGCCACACCTTTGTCTCCGCTATGAAGGCCCTCCCGGAGGGGCAGCTAAAGCAACTTGTCGGCCACTCCCGTAGCATGGATACTTTCGGTGTATACGGCCATGAGCTTGACGGCGATAAACGTGCGATTGCACAGAAATCTCAGCAGATTTTTGATGTCATTCTCGCCCAAAATAAAGACGAGACCACTAAGAAAGCAGAGGAAAACCTCGCTTAAAATTAAAAGTGTGTACTTTTCTGTGTACCTCAAAACAAAAAAGGCTTTGGAAATCGCTTTCCAAAGCCTTTTCTTATGGCTGGGCTGGCAGGATTCGGACCTGCGGAATGCGGGAGTCAAAGTCCCGTGCCTTACCGCTTGGCTACAGCCCATTATATGAAAAAAAGGCGGTAAACGCCTTTTTTCTTTTTGTGGGGTGGATAATCGGATTCGAACCGATGGCCTCCAGGGCCACAACCTGGCGCTCTAACCAACTGAGCTATACCCACCATATAAACTTTGAAACCCGTGTCTTTTTTAAAAAAGACTGGCGCGCCAGAAGGGACTCGAACCCCTGGCCTACTGCTTAGAAGGCAGTTGCTCTATCCAACTGAGCTACTGGCGCACATCCATCTGCGGGAAAAAATGGAGCGGGTGATGGGAATCGAACCCACGTAACCAGCTTGGAAGGCTGGAATTCTACCATTGAACTACACCCGCAGGACTGTTTTCACAGCGGTATCCATTCTATCAAAATTTATGTCG